ACGCAACACCAACAAAGGAACTTGTGTTTAGGCCAGTTTGTGCGTAGTCTTCTAGGAACTTATAGACCTTAACAAGAGGAACATCATATATCTTATTCTCTCTAGGATCAGCAGATCCAACAATGGAGATAGTACCAAATGCTCCAGTATCATCTCCAAGAACAATACTTGAATAATCCTCTTGACCTTGAGTTACAACACCAAAGACATAACCATAATCAAGAGACAGTGTGGTTGGATCAGATATGCTGCCACTAGTTTCACTTGAGAATCCTACAATAGAATCTAATGTATAATCATATGATACTCTTTCAAGTTTTTCACCGAAGCTAAATAGCGATCCAGTTCCAACTTCACTAAATCCTAGAAGTGTTATTCCAGATGTTCCAGAAAGAGCAAATACTCCACTTCCAATTTCTGTTTGTGGAGTAAAGGACTCAAATCCATTTCCAGTAATTACAATATTAATTGTATTATCTGGAGTCTGAGCATCTAAGCTTTCTAGAGCAGATCCAGAGATTGTAACAGTTCCAAATGGATATACATCGCCACCAGCAGAGAATCCAAGAATAGATCCAATATCTTCTGACTGGGAATGAATTTCACTTACTACTCCATAATCTTCAGTAATTGTTGCAGCAACACCAATCGCTCCATAATTCGGAGTTCCGACAACAAGAATAGAATCTTCGTTGTAATCATATGCGAAGGATTCAATTTTCTGACCAAATCCAAATAGAGTTCCTTCAGTATTATCTGGACTGTAAACAAACTTAACTTCTGCACCAGTTACGGATCCGTAGAAATTGAGGTCAGTGTATTCTACATCTGCAGATCCAGTGATATTGAATAGACCAAATGGAATTGCTCCAGCAGCAAGTTCATCAATCAATCCATAATCTTCAAATGCTGTTGGGGTAGAAGTTATTGACTCATAATCATCAGTAACTGTTGGTGAGTCGGATACGGATCCAGAATCTTCTATTACAAATTCTCTTATAGAATCTTCAGTGTAATTGAAGATAACATTCTCAGATATTCCACCAACTCCAAATAGACTACCCTCTCCTTCAGCTGGACTATAAACAACTTTAACTTCTGCTCCAGGAGTGTCACTATAGAAATTCTTATCAGTATATTCAACTTCAGCAGATCCAGAAACAGTGAATAGACCAAATGGAATTCCATCACCAGCACCAAAGGTAACCGTATCATAATCTACAAATATAGTGGCTAAATCTACAACTAAACCATAATCATCCGTTTCAGTTGCAGATTCTGTTGTTGACCCAACATCTTCAGTTACAAATGGAACAACAGAATCAGTATTGTAATCAAATACTACATTCTCTTCAATATTGCCTGATTTGAATAGATGTACTGTATTTTCTGGAGGATTATATGATACAGCATAATCCGCTCCAGTATCATACATCTTAATGTCAGCTGGAGGTCTGACAAATGCGGATCCACTAAATGAAGCCGTACCGAAAGGAATATTATTTCCAGTGAATATTACAGATCCTTGATCTTCAGTACCTTGAGTTACTGAACTTGAAACAAATCCATAGTCTAGGGTTTCTGTTACAGAATCTAATATTGATTCATAAGTTTCGGAATCAAAAACTTCTACAGAACTTTCATTATAGTGAATTATTCTCCTATCAATTCCCTGGCCAGAAGGTATTAGATTTATTTCATCTTCTGGTGGATTGCCTATGAAGGAATCAAAAGCACTACCCGTGATTCCGATAGTTGATGTACTTTCTGGAGTATTCCAGGAAACTCGTTCGGCAAGATCTCCAGAAAGTACAAGTAATATAGTGTTTACATCATCAGTGACTGCAACATAGGAAGCATCACCATTAATAATGATATTTCCTGTAGCAGAAGAAGTTTCAGAAAGTATCTCTGTACTTCCATAATCCTCTTGACCTTCTGTTACTAAATCTAATATATTTCCATAATCAAAAGTTTCTGTAATTGATGCGGATATCAATCCATCATCTTCTGTGGAGAAACCGACACTTGAATCTAGATTATAATCGTAAGCTACTTTTTCAATACTAGAGATCTCGGATTCTAGTGATCCTGCAGTTATATCATCACTGGATATAAACTTCTCTACTGCAGATCCAGAAATAGTGATTCCTGCATCGCCTGAATATGAATATGATCTTCTTTCGTCGATATAACCACTTATCGTATGTGTGGCTATTCCCACCCATGATGCTTTTACGATAAATGCGCCATAAATTGAAATAACCCCCGTTGCAGAGTTGGGGATGGTTATTTCATTATTATAAATTCTTGAAAAACTTTCGTTAAGGTTTGAGGCTAATACTAACGGACCACCTACTGCACCGCCGCCCCAAATTTCTGGATCTGGTTGTCCGCAATCTGCGTTATAATGGAAGGTATTCACGAAACACCTCCACCTGAAACATCAGGTATTACCACTCTCTTCATATCGTTAGAGAGTTGGAAAAGAACGCTGAATCCAATCCAACGAAGAACAATTCCATTAAAGATAATTGATCTGGAGTTAAGATCAAGATATCTCTTGAATATAGAATTGTTCTTCTTATACTTAGTCTTACCACCAATTTTAACGCCACCAAAAGGAGTTATAGTTTCATTACAAGTGATATCATAAAAATCCTCATTGGATTCAGCATCTTCTAAAATATTTCCACAGTCAATTGCTTCCCAAGAAGAATCTGTTAAAAAACCAGAGTCATCTTGGGAATATTCGTTAATAGTAGATGAATTATATACGTAGATATTCATCCTGCACAACGATAAAAGACCTATTAATAAAAAAGGGGATTGTTTTTATCACAATCCCCAAAAAATCAAATATGTATTTATTTATGAATCAGTCAAGAGCGACGTTTAGAGTGATCTTGATTTGGTCTCCGTTGTTCTGAATGCTGTAAGGACCATTGGTGAATCTTTCAGCATACATGATCGAACTATAGAGGGTGCAAGTGTCAAGTCCAACACTAGCGTTCATTGTTGGTGATAGTGCAGGTGAGGTATAGAACTCATCAGCATTTGGAACACTGAATACTGTGTATGTTCCAGAAGAAGTTGTTGTATTACCTGTACCAGAAGCAACGTAAATTACGTCACCAGCGACTAGTTGGTGACCAGTTGCACTGATCTTACCATAACTGAAGCTGACTTCTGGTGAAGTAGCAACCTGAATGTTATCGATTAGTGGTAGATCTAGGTAGATAACCTTGAGAGCTCTATCAATACCGATAACAGTTGTTCCGGTTTGAATACCAGAGTTACCACCAACAATCATTCCAAGGGTTAGATCATCAACAGTTTGCTCTGGGTCGATAGTGATGTACTGGTTTCCAACAACTCCAATTACTGGGTCGGTGTTATCTCCCTTAACAACAGTTGTACCAACACCTACGGATCCTGCGTGAACTACACCCTGAACTGAAACAGGCATGTTGTTTGCACGGGTTACATAGTAACCATAAACATCACCTGCGTCACCAGTGAATGTGAAGGTCTGTTCTGGATAGGTTGCGGTTGTACCCGAACCAACGTTATTGATTCTCCAACGTGATCCGTTTAGAAGAATACCCGTTTGTGATGTGTAATTTTGATCGGTTCTGTTATTTACACAATATGGATAACCAGTGGATGGTGCATATCCATATGCATTAGTATTACCGACTCCATATGGCTCATAATAAGCGGTAGCAGAAGGAACATCCGATTCCGCTGGAGTCGTATTACTAGTGAAGAGTTTGAGAACGAGATTTCTTGGTGACTGGTCAGCCAAGGCAGCAGTATGATTATTCTGTGCAATCAGATACCTTAGTGACTCAATTTCCCCAATATTAGGAACTAATAGTGCCATTTAAACAACTCCTTACAACTTTGGTGACGTTTGATTTAACTATCTTTATTTATAATTTTAATTTTAAAGAGATTAGGAACCTATTAATGTTATTGACTGCAATAACATCAAAGGTCAAGATATCACCAGCAACGATTGTCTTATCCCAATTATT